ACTGCGACCCCTGCCATACGAGAGGCTGCGATGATCGTAGCTGTTGACATCTGGCAAAGCCGTCAAGTTAGCCAGACTGGTGGGGTAGGTATGGATGGGATCACTGCAAGCCCATATCGGATGGGTTATCAGCTGATTAACAGAGTGCGTGGTCTCATCCAACCGTATTCTAGTCCTAACTCACTGGTCGGCTAATGCCAGCTGCAATCACCACACTACGCAGCACACTTGCAACAGATTTAGCCAATGCAGGCGTGTGGTCAACCTTCTCATTTCCACCAGCAACACTACTGGCTAACAGCGTAGTAGTTACACCTGGTGATCCTTACTTAACACCTAGCAATAATGACTACATAACTATTGCACCATTAGCAAACTTTAAGATTCTTATGACTACGCCAGCCTTTGACAACCAAGGCAACTTAGCAGGCATGGAAAACTTTATATTAGCAGTAGTAACTAAACTAGCGGCATCAAGTCTTACGCTAAACATATCTACTATTTCAGCACCTGCTATAGTCAACGCAGCTAGTGGCGACTTGCTTGTATCTGAGATAACAGTATCAATCCTAACGAATTGGAGTTAACATGAGCTATAAAGGACTAACAGAAGAAGAGCATAACTTTCTGGTCAAGATAGGCCAGATTACCGACCAACCAGCAGCGGTTAAACGACCAGCGGCTAAGAAAGATGAGGACAACGAATAATGGCAATCTATCTAAGTAATGGCGTTGTTGTCACGCTGAATAGCGTGGATTTAAGCAACCACGTAACAGCCGTAACAATTAACCGCTCATTTGATGAATTAGAAGTAACAGCTATGGGCGATACCGCACATAAGTTCGCAAAAGGTCTAGAAGCCAGCACTATCACTATCGACTTCTTAAATGACACAGCAGCAAGCAACGTAAATGCAACACTGCAGGCAGCATGGGGTACTACAGTGCCACTAACACTAAAGCAGACTTCTGCTGTAGTTAGCGCAACAAACCCAGAATTTCAAACTACAATTTTGGTCAACAATACTCAAGATGTAAACGGCGCAGTAGGCGACATAAGCACACAGTCAATTACATTTACCTGCCAAAGTGTTATCGTAGTAGATACCACACCTTAAGGAGTAGTAATGGCAAAGCTAAAGATTACAAGGGCTAACGGGGAAGTATCTGAACATAAGATAAGCCCGGGAGTTGAGTACGCATTTGAATTACGCTATCAAGCAGGTATTAGTAAAGTCCTACGTGACCACGAACGGCAGACTGAGATTTATTTCTTAGCGCATGAGTGCTTACGTAGGGCTAACGTAACTGTACCTATATTTGGTGCAGAGTTTATTGACAGCTTAGAAACTGTCGAGGTATTAGACGAAGAAAAAAAATAGTACCGCGTGACTCCATTCTCTATACAGTGGCTGCTTTAAGTGTAGAGACTGGGATCGCGCCTAGTGAGTTTATTAACATGGACTCAGAGATGCTAAAAGCAATAGTGCAGGTGCTTAGCGATAGAGCAAAGGAGATTAAAAATGCCAGTCGTCGTAACAGGCGTTAAACAACTCCAGAAGGCTATGCGAGATGTAGACAAAGATTTGAATAAAGAGATGTCAAAGAATATTAAACAAGCTATGTTAATTGTTCGAGATCGCGCACGTGGTTATTTACCTGCACAAAGTGAAGTGTTAAGTGGCTGGGGTAAAGGTACTGGATCACTAGATACTGTCAAAGATACAAACAGATTATTTCCACCCTATGACTATGCGTTAGCAAAAAACAAGGTTCAATATTCTGCAGGTCAAAATAAAGCAAACGACAGAGGATTTAAGGCTGCATTTTATGTTTACAATAATTCTAGACCAGGCGCAATATTTGAGACAGCAGGGCGTATTGGTAGGCCTAGAGGTAATAAATCATTAAACCCTAATGCACCTGTGCAATTTAATTCAGCTGCTGAAATGCTATCTAGCATGAAGGGTCAAGGCAAGCAACGAGGTCGTGTAATCTATCGTGCTTGGGATGAGACTAAAGATATAATTATTCCAAAGGTAGTTAATGCCATTGACACAGTAGCAACTAAGTTTATTAAAGATACAGAAATTAGAAAGGCTGCATAGTGCCTAATTTAATTGTTAGCGCAGTCAGTACCTTTGATAACAAAGGATTAAAAAAAGGCACTAAAGAAATATCAGCGTTTGAAAAACGAGTCAAAAGTTTTGCCAAAGTTTTTGCTGCAGCGTTTAGCGCTAGAGCCTTAACCAATTTTAGCAAAAAAGCAGTACAAGCATTTATGGCCGATGAGAAAGCCGCTAAGTCTTTAGAGCAACAACTTAAGAATACAGGGTATCAATTCAGCGCACCAGGCGTAGAGATGTATATTGCTAACCTACAAAAAACTACAGGTGTGCTAGATGATGAATTACGCCCAGCATTACAGCAATTATTGACAGTAACTGGATCAATAACTAAAAGCCAAGATGCTTTAAGCACTGCATTAAACATAAGTGCGGCTACAGGTAAATCATTAAGTGAAGTAAGTTCAGCATTAACACGTGGCTTTGCAGGCAACACTACAGGTTTGAGCAGATTAGGTGCTGGGTTAAGTAAAGCATTACTAAAAACTGGTGACATGGATGCAATTATGGCCGAGCTTAATAAAAAGTTTGCAGGCCAAGCAGCAGCTAGATTAGAAACTTATGCTGGAAAGATGGATATATTAACTGTTGCTACAGAAAACGCAAAAGAAATGATCGGTAAAGGTTTATTAGATTCTCTAGCTTTGTTATCAAAAGATGACTCTATACAAAATGCAGCCGATGATATGGAATACTTTGCAAAAACAGTAGCAGATGCTACCTATGGTATGGCTTCGTTATTAAAGAAATTTGATAAAGCAACAGGGTTAGATAAAGTCAGTACTGAAACTTTATTAAAAATACAAAATCCTTTACTATTTTTGTTATCAGATTATGGAAATAAGCAACGACCTATGTCGCCTTTAGATCCTAATAAACAACGCAGCGCAGGCCGTATAGATGCAAAGCGATTTCAGACTGAGGATAGATTAGCAAAGGCTAAGGCTGCAGAATTATTATTACTGCAAAAGAAGAACGCTATAGAAAATAAGAACGTAGAAGAATTACGCAAGAAGTTTGACTTAGAGCGCATAGGTATAAACGCAGCCTTAAACAGCGCAACCGATGAAGAGACTAAATTACGCCTAAAATCACAGTTAGCAATACTAGATAATAACGAGGCTTTGGCAACAAAATATTTAGCAGAAATGAACGCGGCCGAAGCATTAAAGAATTTAGCAGATCAAGCAACGGCAGCAGGTAAGGCTATTACAGACTTTGCTTTAATTCAGATTAGATCTTTAATTAATAGAATAAATGCACAAATAGAATCTATAAACAAAATGTTTGGTATGTCAACGGCAGCACCAACAGTTAGCGCACCAAGTTTACCTTCACAGCCAGCCAGTTACTTTCAAGATCTAGCAACTCAGTTAGTAGGCTCATCTTCTTATGCTGGTATGAACGTATCGCAAATTGCAACAGAAAGAGCTAGAGAATCAGGCAATAGATCGCTAGATGTAAACTTATTAGTTAGTTCCCCATCAGGTGATAGGTTTGCACAGATGATGGCTGAAAGTATTCAGCTTGCCAATCGCAGTGGATATAGCACTTCACCTAATGGTGGTTTACCTTAATGACCTTGCCAGTAATAACAGCTTTAATTAACTTTAGCACTGGGCCAGCCTTTGCCCAAACAATGATTTTAGATACAGGCATATTAGACACAAACGTACTAGGTGATGCAACAGCTGTAATTGTAGATGTATCAAATCAAGTAAATCGCATAGAGACTAACCGGGGCCGTACTGCACTATCAGATGCATTTCAAACAGGCGCACTTACCTTACGCATAGTAGATCAGAATGGCGATTTTAACCCACAGAATGTCACTGGCCCGTATTACAATTTATTAACACCGATGAAAAAAGTGCAGAT